TCGTCTCTCTTCTTTGAGTTCTCCCATAAATTTTGCCACTAACGGGGAAAGTCTTGGATTCATCAACTCACAGCCTTCTTGTTTTGCTCTCTTAGGACTATAGCCAGCAAGCTTCGCTGCCTCCATTTGAGTCATCATACCTTCGGGTCCACCAAATACCATGTATTCAGCAAATCTTTTTTGCATTTCTGTTAATCTTTTTGGAACTCCCATACTTGACAATTTAAGGTAACTATCCTATAAAGTCAATATGAAAGATGACCGAGGAGATTTAGATTTAACACTTCTGATTGAAAACCATCAGAAAGAACTTTGGGATTTTAAACAAAAAGAATCTCAGTGGATAATGGATAAAAATCAGCTAGAGGGTAATCAAAAAATTATTAATGAACTTTCTGCAAAACTACTAGACGTTACGAAAGCAAATTTTTCTTTGAAATCGAAGTTGGTTGAAGCTGAAGAAGCCTTAGCTAATGCGTTAGCTAGTGATGAGCGTCAGAAGGAAGCAGATGAGAAGATGATGTTCAAGCTAGAAAGAATACGAGAGTTAGAAAATATTAATGATGATCATAGACAATTAAATGGACACTTACAGAGTCGCTTGACAGAGGTGGAGCAGGAGGTTATAGAGCTTCATGCTGACAATAAAAAGTTAGCACGGCAAATACAAGATTTAGAAAACAACCGTAAATATTCTGAAAGTTAAAATTTAATGCGAGTACAAGACCTCCAACAATTTTTATCCAGTTTCACACAAGGATCCGATGCAGTGAAAAATGCTGTAATACTTTGTGAAGTTAATGGTACGTTGTATGATGTTAGGAGAATGGAAGTGCATGAGAATGAAGCGCCCATCCCAGGTTTCACAGGTCATACCGCACATCGATTAGTTTTAAAAACTCAAAAACCATCTAGTATTATACTGCCAGATAAGTTACAAAAAGACTACTAATGCACGAGGTAGTTACCTCGATAAAGACATGGGTCCAGAGGCAAAATTATATCAGAAACTTCGTAAAAAATCATCCAGGATTTTATGGACAAGGCTGGAAAACCTTAGCTTACTTGGGTGCCCTGATCTATTGGGTTATAATGCTAATTCCACTTTTTTTACTGTCGAGTTAAAAGTTACTCGAGGGAATAAACTTAAATTTTCTCCGCATCAAATTGCGTTCCATAAGACACATCCAATAAATACTTTTATCATAGCCGAGGCCCTCGGTCCGAGGTCCTCGAAACTTGTTCAGATGTACCGTGGTTCACGGATCACAGAGCTTGTCGCTTGCGGCTTGAAGCTTGATGCTTGCTGCTTGGGGCTTGACGCTTGTTGCTTGGAGCTCGCGAAGCTTGGCGCTTGACGCTTGCAGCTTTTACGAACCGGTTCGTGTTCTCTGCGTGGAGGTTGTCGTTAGTGTTTCGGGTATGTGACATTGCTCACGCTCCTGTTCCAGCATGCTCTACAGTCCCGGCATTGGTTGCCCTGGTCCGCGGCAGGACATGTCTTCGTCGAGCTGGAGACGGTCGATGTCCACGGCCAGAATTTTACTGGAGGTTGATCAATCATATGCGAGCTCATTCTAATAATTAAATTTGACGGAACTATGTCCGGATCCATTAGGTTCAAAAATTTTGCTTCTCTTGTTGGCATCCAGTGTCTGGTCTCAGGCGTTAACCTGCAAACCTCGAATATATTCTCCAGATGGGCCATCGACTGTATGTCCCCGGCATCATGCCATCTAAAATATTTATGCTTTCGAATCAGTGTAGCCATGGCCGGGACCCATGCTTGTCGCTTGAGACTCTGATACCTTCTCTCCAGGGCCTCTTCAACTTTTGGAAATCTTTTGTAGTTACCCTTCAGGGCGTAACAGCTGGAACATACAGAATTTTTAACATTGCGGAGCTTGGCGCCTGTAATGCAGCGGCTGGCTGGTGTGTTGTATGATGGTCCGGGCATCTTGGATGTATACGTCAGGCCGCCGGTTATTTCTTTTGCTTTCTTAATTAACATTTAAATATTTTGTCTAATTGTTTTAATACTTTGGGATCTTTTAACTTGTCCCAATTGATGGCTTTTTTAATATCGTCTTCAGGCTTCCAGCCGTCTGGCGGTGTGTTTTCTTTATTTATTTTTTTGATTAGTTTGTTTAATTTCATGATCCTATTATATCCTATATTATTATTTAGTCAAGCTTGGAGCTTGCAGCTTGTAGCTTGAATAGCGTGTTTGCATCCTTCTTAGTTATCAGCCCGGCATTCCTCAGGGAATGCAGGAAGCGCTCGCATTTCTTCACATAAGCAGGACTCAGGTCCCGCTCATCATGGATGAAGTAGTTCATCAGGTCGTTGTGTTTACTTCTTATTTTTCTCTTCATACTTTTCCATATCTTTCTTTACCAGGCGCAGGATCTCTTCCATTGCATTGGCTAGTCTACTGAGATTATTATTTATTGCATGTATTACTTCATCATCCATATTATTCCCTTCTATACTTATCCTACATGATCTAGGACTCACTGTCAAGCCAGCTTGCTGCTTGAAGCTTGCGGCTTGTAGCTTTTATACTTTCTACTTTAGAATCATTCTAAAGTGGCCAAGTACGCTGAGGCCCGACAGTAATTGTTTAAGGCTCGAGCAGGGCCTAATAGTAATTAACTATGTACTTGACCCCAGATCACTGGCGTTACCGAACTTTTGTCCCGGGACCAGTGATCAGGGCTCAAGTTCAGGGTCAAGTAGTAACTTGCGCTTTTCTGTGATCCTGTTACCAGGACCATGACTCACTAGTCATTACTACCTGACCCAAGTTCAAATTTAATCGAACCAAACGTCTTTAATAATCATATACAATAAAAAGGCGAACCCTAATATTGGTATTAAAAAAACACTATCCACAATCAATGCAAACCCCCTGAACCTGTCCTGACCATTCATCAGGTTTTGGGTTACAATGACATATTAAACATTCTGTATAATTCATAATATCTCCTATATAATGCTTGACAAATGATAAGTCAAGTGATATTTTAACTTAATTTTAATAATTAACAGAAAGGCAAATATGCAAACAAATAAAGAAATATCAGATCAAATGTTTAAAACTGCAGATGCAATTAATAAAGTTTCCAGAAGTGGAAGTCTGTATGGTAAATTACTTGCAATTAAAGATATGCAAATATATTTACTTCAACAAGAAAAAATGCTAAAAGAAGAAATAGAAAGAGAGGAAAGAAATGGCTAGAATAAGACTAAATCAAGAGTACAGAAATAAGATTGGCAATCGTATGCGTGTTCATATCGAGGCAGAAGATACGCAAGAGAAAGAGGCATATCTAAAAGCAAGAGAAGAAATGAAACCTTTGCAAGATATAACTTGGAAACTTGCTGAACAAATAGTAAGCCGACATTATACACCCGAAGATATTAAAATGGCTTATCATTTACAAAACAAGTTTGAAAATGTTGACACTATCGCAAAAGATAGTTGCTTTCATTTTGGCTATCAAGGTCAACAAGAAGATCGTGATGAAAATGATAATGTAGTTATGAAAGATAAGTACATTGAAAGTCATTTTGATTTTAGATTAAATGGCAATATTAATGGAGAGGAACATGACAATAGTCGAGATTTTGGTTATGCCTATTTTAGAGATGAACTCAAAAATCGAGAGGGTTGCAATCCAGATATTAATATTGAAATGAAAGACAAGGAAAGAAATCCACACCAAACAAAATTTCTAGACGCAAATGACAAGTATCTTGGAACTAATGGTGGTCGTGAAAATCAAACTTCCTATGCAAGAGAGTGGAACAATGATTATGTTTTAGATTTAATTGGGCGAGAGTATTGCCGAGATAGGTCTATTGCTTGTAATAAAGAGGAATATGACACTCTTATGTTTTGGCAACAAAAGAAAGGTCATTTAATAACTTGTCATCAAAAATGGATTGAAAGTGTTTTAAATCAAATGAAAGAAATCAAACTTGGTTTGAAAGGTTATAAATATTTAGACGAGGCGATTGAGTTATGTACTGAACTCGGACTAAATGTTAATGACGCAGAAATAATTAGAACTAATTCAACTGGTCTAGTTATTTACAATCCAAAAAATCTGGCAGATAGAATAAAAGGTATGAAGAATAAAACTAAAACAAGAGAACAGAAAATAGCAGAAAGGGTGGCATATAATAAGCAACAACAAGCAGTAAATTAACACTTGACATCAACTGTTATATCCCTCATAATGAGGGATATAACAGAAAGGACATAATGACTATAGAAAGAAATAAAAAGTTTAAGATCAAATATACAAAACAAGATGGAGAAGAAGTCAGAAGATTTGGCATTATTACTGACACTTGTAGAGGTTTGGGCAAAAGAATAAAAGACCTACAACCTTTTTTACATTACTACGATCTAGATAAAAAAGGATATCGATACGCAACTAATTGGGAGATACTATAATGTTTAAACTAAATAAAAAAGCATACGAGGGCAACGCAACAACTGAACTGATTGCTAATGTAGTTAAAGAACTTGGACACATGTTTGACGTTCTATCAAAGTTTATCTTGCAAAATAAAAAGGACATAAGAGATTTGCAAGCTAGAATAAAAGACTTGGAGAATAAATGAAATATTGCCAAGGACCTAAGTGTCATACTTATAGAACTAAGGACCGCTTACGCGGTCCGAAAGGCGCCAAGACTTATCAGACTAGAAGAAGAACAGACTTCTATTATCTTGGTGGCAATGCGTGTGATATGAGATGTCAAAACGATTGGTTTCAAAAGTTTGGCGAACAAGCTGTCAATCACTTCGGCAGAATACATGAGCCAATTAAATTAACTGAGGATAATGCATGGATTAAAGATTATGATTATAATTGGAACTCAGAAGAAAGACAATCTAATTGGCATTGGTTGAATACATTAACCGATGAACGCAGACCATTAACAAGAGAACAATACAACGATAAAAGTTTAGTTCGTCCTAACTAAAAGACGTGGCGCTAACGCGCCACGGCTCCCATTGACAAGGGTCATGGGATTTGATAGGATACTATTATGAAAGAAATCAAATACAACAACAAGACCTACAAAATACCAAAGCCTTTTGCTGATAACATAGATGATGCGCAGGCTCTGAACATGGAAACGTGTACTAATCCTTATAGTGGTGAGAAGTGTGAGTTACCTAACTTCGCATCTACTATCTATTATAACATTAAAGATGCTGAGTGGACTAAGCATTATGATGTAATGCAAAAGGGATTGGATTGGTTTAGTCGCAACTTCACTAAACAATATTACACACTATTAGATTAATCAATCACAGGTGATGTCGCCCCTGCGGGGCGGCGCGCCGACTCGCCGCGCTTCGCGCGGCTCGAACTTCATTCAGTAGAGGTACCAGAACCAATCATAAAAAAATCGCGCGTTAGAAAGTCGATCCCCTTTAATATAAAAAGGGGTCCCACTACTCTGGGTTGAATTGCTTGATTTAGAGGGTTAATGCTGGTAAAAACATGTTGAACACCCTAAGGTGGTGCAAAAAAATTATAAAAAAATTTATGAATTTAAATAACGTTGATATTAGTAAGCTTCCTGCCGACGTTCGAAAACAATTTCTACAACTACAAGTCATGTATGCTGAAAAAAAGATACAAGGCAAAGCAAAAAATGATTTTTTAAGCTTTGTTAAGTGTGTTTGGCCCGAGTTTATTGAGGGCGCGCATCATCGACATATTGCAAAAAAATTTAATGATTTAGCTGATAAAAAAATTAGTAGATTAATTGTGAATATGCCACCTAGGCATACAAAATCAGAATTCGCGTCTTATCTTCTGCCCGCGTGGATGGTGGGCCGTAATCCCAAACTCAAAATCATTCAAGTCACGCACACTGGCGAATTGGCCATTCGGTTTGGTCGTAAAGCCAAACATTTAATTGACAGTGAAGAATATGGAAAGATTTTTAAAACAAGATTACAAGAAGATTCACAAGCCGCTGGGAGGTGGGAAACAGCACAAGGCGGCG